CCTTACGTGTGAGGCTAGGGATGTTAAAAGTCCAACGTGCTTCTAAGTCGTTGCGTGATAGTAGTGTCTCCAATTCGATGTCATCCCACTCCACATTGAGATTAGGGGTGAAGTCATCACCATACTGCTCAAGTAGATTGCGGATTGCCTCTAGGCTACTGGATGAACCGTTGACCATATCGAAGCCAATGTTGGCTACATCCTCACCTATAACTTGCTGGAACAACTTAGATAGCACCTCTTGTGCTACGTCACTGCCCATCGGCTGTTCTTTCTTAATCTGTGAGAACAGTGCGCTGTATGCTTGCTTCTGTGCGGTAGTAAGCGTTGGGTTGTTCGACATGAACAGTGCCTCAATCTCATCTGGTGCTACAGTGCGGTCATACTTATCCATAGCGTCATCAATCGACTGCTTAATCTTACGCACATCTTTACTAAACAATCTATCTGGACAACGTGCGCCACGATGGTCTTCGTAGAACGCTTTGTCCATCAGGCTTCTTACAAGCGATAATTCCATTGTACTAATCTCCTTTCAATATGTTGGTTAGGTTGGTTATATCTACATCATTACGGTACTTCAAGTCATCTGTCAATCGCAGCACTTGCACATCGTCTACATATCCTCTCAACTCTTTTGCCATTGCCAATGTCTTCGGTAGGGCATCAGGGTCTAGTGCAATTACTGCTGTTGAGAACTGTGAGAGATACCTTTTGTGTGCTTCGGCGAGAGACGTTCCTAACACAGCAACCCCGACAAAGGAACCGCAACCAACAACGGCGGCACTCACACAGTCCTCAACAACTACGGCGACATTACCATGTCCTGAGACATATGGCAAGCCACTATTTCCATATCTTTTCCATTTAGGCAAATGCTTGTTTAATGCACGGCCTGTAGCATCCACTATAACACCATCATGCACAACTGGGAACACCAGCCTGTCATCTTTGACATCGTACATAAGACCCAACTCATCTTCATCAAGACCCCACTGTGCGCAGAATAGGTGTACGGAACGTCTATTCGTGTCATGCACTACGTATGAGGGCAATTGAAATGGGGCAGCATCACTGTCTTGACGTATGCCGAAACCACTACGTATATCATCCACAGACAGGTGTACACGCTTACCGCCCTTCAATCCACAGGATACCTTGTAACAATTCCACACAAGGTTTCCCATGTTATTGGTCACGGTAAATGTTTTGTACCCATTACAGTTAGGACAATTGATACGCTTTGTCTCACCATTACGTAAGTCTAAATCACTTATAGTGTTATATATATTATACATGTTATACACTTTCCTTTGCGGCACTTGTAATGCTTTTAACATGCTTATTTCGCTCCGTCAAGGCATAATCTGCACTTTTTAGAGTATTTTTCATGTATGGTTTAACACTACTTGGGTTAGCATGTCCTGTTACCGACATAATTTGTCCAATACCGACACCCGCTTCAACCATTTCAGTTGTACCAGTGCGGCGTAGGTCACTTAGTCGTAGTTCATCCGACAAACCTGCAGCTTGCATGAGTTTACGTCCGTGTAGAGGCAGTTTCTGTAGTGAATATGGCTTGTACTCACCCCGAATAGGATTAGGACGTGGTGCAACGTACTGCTGAAACCCAAAATCCTCTTCCTGCTGCTGTAACATACCAAACAAGTCATCAGATATTGGTAAATGTACATCTGCCCGGCGTTTTGACTGCTCAATACTTACTGTTTGTGTATCAAAGTCGATATTATCCCACGTAAGTACTCGCATGTCACCCAAACGCTGACACCACTCGTATGCCATGTGTGCAATCAAGCCCAGATTACGTGTGCTAAAATCGCTGTAGGCTACGTCTAATAGTTTTTGTACATCTTCCCTACCCCAAACAGTCTTACGCCTCTCTGTGGCTCTCTTACGCACGTTAGCGAAAGGATTAAGCAAGCACAGTTCCATACGTAAGCCGTGATTAAACACAATACGTGTCGCAGATATAATATGATTAGCCATTGACACACCTTTCTCACACCACTCGTTGTATGACACTTTAGCAATACGAGTACTAATATCTTCTACGTTGTACTGGCAGAGGGCTTTATCCTCTACCTGTGTGTTGCGCATTACGTTGATGAAGTATTCATATTGCTTCTTAGTCTCATCACGTAAGTTCCTGTAATCGTAGGAAGAATAGTAATCGGTGATTACCTTTTCTAGTTTCATGTGTCACCTTCCTCTCTTTGTGTGGCAGTATGGGCAGCATGACAATTAGCACACAATAGTCTACACTTGCTCATTTCCTCTTTGATGGATTCTTTACTATAGCCCCACATGGTACTAATCTCACGTGTCTTAGTAGCAGGGTCAATATGGTCAAAGTGTATAGCGTCAGGATGTTTTTTGTATCCGCAAAAAGCACAGCCATACATTGTTTTGTATCTTTTCACAATTTTCCTCATTCGTTTTGAATGTCTTTTCCTATCCGCAGCCTTACGTGCGTCCATCTTCTTCCATGTATCTGGTGAGTTCCAAAACTCCAAAACTTTACCGTCTGGTTTATTTCGGTAGTAATGTCTGAAGATATATCCATCCTCTCTGACATCACCAAAAGAGAGAGGAAGCCCAAGAGCCTCCATCTCTGCCTTGTTTACATACAACATTACGCCGCGACCAATGCTTCAAAAGGCTTAGACGCAATCCACTGAGACACTTGATGTTCACGCTGGAACATTGACACTGCTTGTGTGTCGTTACCTGTGTTACGTAGATTGAAACCATTACGCTCATCAGCGTAGGACGCATAGTTTGTGAAAGCACTGTAGAGTGAGAACACATTGCGACCACGGTTAGCAACCTCTTGATTGTACAAGGTAAACATCTTCTCAGACTTACGGTCTGACTTCAGGATACTGTCCAGCAAATCCTTCACATTAACTGTAGTCAGGTCAATGTTAGCCCACCGCTGCAGACGCTCTGACTGTGCGTAGAAGTCTTGCTTGGAATCACGCAAGTCATCAATGAACCTGTCCATACTGAAGTTGGATGTATTCTTACGGCGCACTTTGTCATGCTCACCGCGAATCATACCGTTTGTACAGAAGAAGTCGATAGCACCAAAGAACACCATGTTAGAACATGAGCCATCAATACCGTGCAGGGCAATGATACGTTGTGCAACCTCTGTCTCATGCTTCGGTGTTACAATCTTAGATGTCACATTAGGAAGTGTGACATCCATCAATGCCCACGCTTCATGTCGTGCATTACGCCAAGTCACCTTCGCGCCAGACATTTCATGCTCAGATAAGTTCTCGCACATTGTGTGCTGCACCCCTTGGAAGAAGTCATCGTGAGATGCACAGTTGAAGCTGTCACCGACAACGCCAATGTACTCACCTGTATCACCGTTGATGACATACTTTTTGTCACGAACCTTGGTAGGCTCAAACTGCACAGAGAAGTTTAGGTTGAGGGGTGTATCTTCGATGTTACTCTGTTGTGTGATAATATCTAGTGGCATAGTTATTCTCCTTTCATTGAAAAAAAGTAATCAGTGATTACCAATTCGTTAACTGTTCTTTTGTTATACAGAAAAATTGACACAATGTCAAGTGTCAAAACAGTATAAGTTCTTCACCTTGTCTGCTTGCTCTTCAAGTTGGTGAAACAAGTCACACGATATGTAACGAGGGCCACCGTTGTATAAACCATCACAGGCTATCTCACTAGCTAGTGATACAAGTTCTTGTACTTGCACGTAAAGCTGCGGGGGTACTTGGTCAGCTATCTTCTTACGCTGACGCTGTTCTTTCGCACGTATTTTAGCGTAATGTGCATAGCGTTCTTCTGGTGTCATATTCTCTGGTTTTTTAGCCATAGTTAGTCTCCTTTCATCCATTGTGGCATATCTCTGCCTTTGTCATACCTAGCGAAACTCATCTTGTCAACTCTATAAAACCTACGATAAGCAACGATAGGCCACTCCTCATTTGTTTTTAGTTGGTCATGCCCACTGAAACATTGTGGGTGTGGTGTCATGAAGTTGTGTAGGTCAGGTATATATTTCTCTGCCTCGACAAGCGCATCGAAGTGACGCATAGATTTGTGACCTTTGTTGATAACCCACTTGCCATTCTCTTTGCGTTCAGGATACCGCCACATATACTCATCATTCATAGCCTTCATAAGACGTACAGCAAACTTGTAGTTGATGCGTGTCTCTCTAGCCCACTGAGTACAGGGGTGGTTGGTGTATGCTATCTTGTATAAGCCAGCTTCCTCTGCAAACTCAGGCGCATGGATACGCACAGCAGTGTTTAGCATCTGTGCTTCTTCCAATACCATCTTGCATATGTGCTGGTCACATAACTGCTGGGCAATAGCCTCTGGGTCTTTGTCTATGATAAATCTATTCATGCTCACCCCCATTGCCTCTGCCTAGCCCACCGAAATACTGTGGCTTGCGTCTTGCTGTCTCAAATACACCTGCCGTAATGAACACACCTGCTATCAGCAAGGCATGTGCTATGGCACTGATACCGAACACAGTGACAGAGCCGACAGACATTCCAAAGATAATACACCACATCCATGCGAGTATCTGCATGACCAGATGCCGTGTATTTGTGTCGGGTATATGTGACAGCGGATTGTGTTTACTGTCCATGATTAGTTTGTATAATTTAATCATCTGCAATCATCCTCATCAAATTTACAACGTATTGTGTAGTACGCCATCAACATGGCTGCAACCTCTGGAAATGATTCCCAATTAGGTCTGTTGCATTCCCATTGATGGTCAATTTCTGCATCCAACGCAACTAGCACTGCGTTCACTTGTTTCTTCGGTAAGTTAATTGTCATCATTGTATCACTCCTAATACCCAGTTCTCTGCACAGTTTTCGGCATACACCGCACTGTGTCCTTTGATGTTACGTTCTTCAATGATGGCACCATCCTGCATCATGCACACAGTATAGCTACCATCAGTCTCAAGAAAGACAGTAGCCTTGCGGTAACTGCCATCACCACGGCTACAATCTTCGTCACTGTAAAATTCATGTAACAGCATTTTCATTCTCCTTATATAAGTTGCATTTGTTCTGGCGTTCTAGTCACTACTTCTTGTGACTTGATGCCCTTCAGTATATGTGCAATTACGTCAATAGTCCAGCCATTGCCTAGCATACGATAACGCTGACTGTTAGACACGTGATTCGTGTAGTTATCGGGTACAGTTTGTAGACGCTCACATTCCACTGGTGTCAGCTTACGCCACAGAGGACGCATCTCTTTTGTGTAGGCATCTTCGTATCTGCCCTCTGACAAGATAGAAATCAGTGTGTCTTTACTGATGGTAGACAGACACCTAGATTTGTCAGTCTCGTGTACCTCAAGACACTGCGTGATAGGCACAGACTTGTCATCATCCTTACGCACACCGTCCAGCAGTCTACGTCCTACAATAGATGCAGGGTTGACCATGACCTTCGGCTCAAGATTACCACCACTGGCAGCACATAGGCTAGGTGCTTTACCTTCGGGGTGATAGACACGCTTGTTGTATCCGTGACCCTTCAAGTCTGCATCACCTACATGACATAGGCCATCCTTGCTGAACACAATCTGTCTGCGGCTCTTGTCGAAGTAGACACGCAGGTTAGACATGCCACCACCCTTGAAGTAGTTAGCGTCAATGCAGTGAGACTTCTCGCGGTCAGTAATGAAGTTGTCCTCAAGAACATCCTGCAACTTGATACCCAGGTCCTGGGGTGTATCGAATGGAATGTTAGTCCAGTATAGGCGGTAACGATTCTGTGCGCTGACAAGATTACTATTGATAGCGACAGGTTGCACCCCAAGATACTCACTGATGATGTCTTGGCTCTCCTGTTTCATACGCACATTCTCAAGCAAGAAATACTTAGGCTTGCACTCTTTGAGGATACGCACATATTCAAAGAACAACTTACTGCGTGGGTCATCGAAGTTGAGACGCTTGCCAGCCATACTGAAACCCTGACAAGGTGAACCCCCTAGCAGCAGGTCAATCTTCATGCCCTCAAATGTCTCAGGCCACATGACATCACGCACATCACCAAGATGCACTGTGTCAGGGTAGTTAGCCTTGGCAACTTGGATGGCATACTTATCAATCTCACTGGCAAAGTAGGCATCCACGGGGATACCTGCTCTGTCCAATGCGAGTCTGCCACAACTCATGCCGTCAAATAAACTTAGTACATTCATTACCGTTCTCCGTATAACTCTTCTGATTGTTCTGGTGTGAGGTCAAAGCGACCACACGGTGACTTTGTAGGGTCAGTAATCCATACGCCCTCATACTCAAAACCTTCATCCATTATGCTACATCCTTTCCGAAGTATTTCTTAGCCATGTCCTCGCCAATCTTGTACGTGCCATCAGCACCAGCCTTCTTCACGAGGAATGGGTACTTGGATGAGCGAGGTAGGTATCCAACAAGTGTGTAGACAGGGTGTGTCTTATCTAGGTCAATGTCATAGATAGACGCATACCTACGCAAGTCCTGCATCTCTTTGCTATCTGCCCCTGCAATCTTCACTTCAAGTTTGAAGGTGGCAATGTTGCCAGAGTATGAACAGTTACCAGCACTGAACTCAATACCTTCGATAGAACCCTCAAGTACATCATTAATCTGATTGCGGATGAGTTGCAGTGTGTGCTTGTCTAGTTGTGTTACTTCCATAATGTATCTCCTTTTTTCTGGTAATCACTGATTACTTTTCTTTCCATGCGTCAATGAATAAATATACTAGCAGCGCAGCCCCAGAGAGCAGAAAACCTATAATGAATAGGTCATCTGCCCCCACTTCGGGCAACTGGTTGTACACGCACAGAAGTGTGTTGCAGTTAGCCATTAGTTGTTAGCCAACCAACTGGTACTTAGGTGCTACAGCAACCATGCTGACACCCTTTTGATTGTGACCCAGAGTTTCGATGTTGTAGCCTCTGGAACGCAGGTCTAGCACAGTAGTGTAGAAGTGTGCCGATGTAGTCATGTCGGCCTCTTTCATGAGTGTGGCCTTGGTGACAGGATACTTACGACTAGCCAGTGCAGTGTACAGCTTGTGTGACTTACTGCCCTCAACGAAGAAGCCACTTCGACCTGTAGCTTTTTTGGCATAGTCGGCAGACTGAATGTTGAATGTGCCAATCTCAATGACGACACCATCTGCACGTTTGTCTGCGTTCTTCAGCTTACGGTTGCGGCGTACTTCCTTGCCAATCTGAGTGTGCCACTCACGAAGGATAATACCTGCCATGTCTTGTACCATGTACTGCAAGTACCCACCTACGTCTGCTTTGCCCTCACGAGCAAGGTCACGACACATTGAGAAAAATGCAGTCCGATTAAGACTGCGACCATGTAATTCCTTGTACAGTGGTTCAACCTTCGCCAGCTTCGCCTCAATCTCTGCTGAAGCACGAACCTGCCCCCAAAGACCTGTCTGCCGCTTGTGAATCTTACCTGCTGGAATTGTAGTCGCAATGTTAAAAGTTGTCATGATGAAATCTCCTTTGTATTAGTTAGTTGGTTGGTTTTTAGTAATCAGTGATTACCTTTTCTTGTGGTAGTGATGGGGCAAGTACGATGGCCTTCTTCAGAGGTTGTAACTTGTACAGAGCCAATCCGACCCTTCCTTGCCCCACCATTTTATGCAGACAGTGAGTAGTCTTGCATAAACTGTTTGGCCTTGCGACCACGCTTACGCAGCAGGGTCTTGCCTTTGTTGATGTGACGATAGTGGTCACGCGAACTGTTTGGACGGTCAGTCTTTATGTTCTTCATTGGTGTAATTTTTACTTGCATTGTCTTTGTCCTTCTTTCGGTTGTACTTTTTCTTGTCAGGCACTGCTTGTGGCCTACGTCTATTGGTAACAAGCAATGCCCTCGCTATAGGATTTATCTTACGCATTTCAGAATGTTTGTCAAGGAATAGGCGAACCCAAATAGGAAGGCTGCAAACAAACCTGTCTCTACTGGTACATAAGCCAGAAGTTCTGGCACGATGATAGCCAAACCCACTGTCGATGTAATCAAGCAAAACATACTACCCATTACGCTAACTCTAGTCATTTTCATTCTCCTTTTCATTTTCTGGTACTCTCCGATTACTTTTTTTATGCCGTAGCATAGTGTTTAGAACCAGTGCCATGCACCACGATAGCGATAGACTTGGCATTGATAGTGTTGCCACTACACAATTTGCATTGCTCACACGTTGTACGCCTACCCGCTTCTTCTGATGCAGGACACATAATCTCTTTGCCTTGCACAATATCTTTGACATTGGCAGTGACGCGAAACGTGCGTTCACCCCTAGCCCATGCCTGTTCTGCTTCTTGTATAGTGTCAGCACTACGCATTGTTAAGTCAGGCCGATAGTCTGCACCCTCAAGGGTAGCCTGATGACTGTATCCAGTACGCCCCTTGGCTTTAGATACAAGGCTTTCCCATAGATAGCTAGGCACTGCCGCAGGGTCACCATAACTGCCTAGTCGTATGACTAGCCCATCACCTATGTCAGCAAGGGCATCATGCGTAGATTGCAATCCCACAGGCTGCACACGCTTGTAATTACCCTTCTTGTATGCCTTGAACACTGATAGCACCATGAGCAACATGACATAACACGAACGCTTTTTAGCACCACCACTGTCACCCTCATGCGGTACTCCACGATGGACGCACTCACCACACACACTGAAATCTTCACCTAGTCTGCTGGCGGTGATGGGGTCAATGTCTGACCGCATAATGATTGTTTGAAACATACCACCAGTCTTGCTATTGCTGGACTTGGGTATGCCAATGACTACAATAGGTTTACCATCAAGTAGGGAAGCATTTTCATATAGTATGTACATTGTCTTGCCTTTCAATTTTTTGGTAATCGGTGATTACTTTTTTTGGTTGTGGTCTCAATGAGTCATTCCCCATTGTTCTTTCATTGTATAACACGAGAAAATGAATGTCAAGATAGGGTATCAAGCCAATCCATGACACCCTGCATCTTGCGTTGGGTGTTCGCCTCTTGTGCCTCTTGCGCCTGTTTCTGCATCTCAAGCACACCCATGCGCAGCACAGGGTATAGTTGCTCCTCACGTTGTCGTGATGGGTGCTTGGCTACACGCTCACACGTACCCGCTGACTTCATGCCATTTGCCGTAACTGTCGGCCTCTCATTGTCCCAAACTAAATCCATCTATCTGTACCCCTCATTTTTGGTAATCAGTGATTACTTTTTTTGTGTGGTGAAACCTCATGTCTCACTTTCCCTTTTATATTAATACGAATAATTCATGGTGTCAATAAGCCCAGCTGCCCAGGCCCCGGGTGTGCCGCAGCCTAGTTGCCCGCCAATCATGGGTGAGTCCAGTTACCCCCCATGATAGTAGATGATAGTAGATTTTTGGACGCAGAAAAACCCCACACCTTGCGGTGTGAGGCTTGTGGTATTTTTTTGGTAATCAGTGATTACTTTTTCTTATGATACTTTTTCGATTGCTTCGTCACTCGCACTAGCGCAAGCCATGTCATAAAGCATTGTTGATAATTCAATCGCGGCATCATTGCCCAAATCGGCGATTATCTTTTGCGCGATTTGTTCAAGTGATGGCTTGGTCGGTTCAATTGGTACGATTGTCTCGACTGTATCATCACCACTTGCATCATCACCACCACCATTTTCGGGTGTTGTCTTTTCTTTTTTGGGTGCAAGTGATTTTTCGTAACCGTTAACGCTACCAGTAACTTTTGCAAGTGATGCTGTACCGCTACCAAAATCAGATGCGCACCATGCCAGAAAATCATTGTTTCGGGTGGCAATAGTTTTGATACCGCCGTAAATGTTCTTTTTATGTTGTGACATTTTCAGCTTATTTTTTGCGCCAACCTCATCATAGAGATATTCGGCAAGCTCTTTGTGATTTTCAAATAGCCAATCGCGGTAATCATCATTGCCCATATCATCAAGCTTTGGCGCGTAAACGTCATTACATAACTCGATAAGGTTATCCGCATTGTTCTTGATTAGTGCGTGGGTTTTATCATTAGCTTTTTCGATTTTTACGATAATATTTGTCATTGGTTTAGTCTTTCTGCCCTATGGGCGTTTGGTTATTTTGTCGTTGTGACAATTCTCATTATCAGCATTTTTTAAACATTGTCAAACAGAAAAATGACATAGGGCTGTAATCGTTGTGGGTGCTGGCATTTTGGGTGCTGGCATTATCTGTTTTTGGTAATCGCTGATTACTTTTTTTTTTGTGACAAGTGACTGGCTGCCATCATCATAATGTTAGGCAAGGCTAACTTTCATAGATGGTGATAACATTATATGGTGGGGTATATTATATGCACCAACATTTAATTTGTTCATCACTTCTAATAATCTTCGCAATCATACGCTTTGATTATCGTTAACTGATAGCATAACAGTTATCTAATAGATGCTATTGCATTGATTTTGCTACACTTTATGTTGCTGGACCTGGCGTTTGGCAGCTTATTTGTTCATTTTTAACCCGGCAGGGTTAAGTTTTTGCAAATACAGTGGGGTAGGGCAGGATGCCACCCCCCGTTAGATAGTTATATATACACAGAAACACACAGATGAGGAAAATTAAGTGTTAACCACAGAGGTAACTGATAACTCAATATGCACAAGGATTGTGCAACACTGCCTAAAAAATAGGCATGTAATACCAGTTGTGTAAAAAAGATGGTGCCAGACACAGAAGGTGTATTGACACGGTTGACAAAGTATGTTATAATTATGTATAACTAAAAAACACTTACAGTGTATCACTTAAATGTCTATATACTTAAATTGTTAAATACACTTAAATGTTCTATTACATATTCTTTGCTAATAACACTTACAATGTAACACTTAAATGAATTTACAGTAACAAAAGAAAGTTCTTGACAATGACGAAGAAATCTGTAAAACTATACACAGATAATGTACTTGATGCATTCTATGATGCTATCCGTACCAATTCATTAGACCGCCTTCATATCCCTCACAGTGATGTATTCTACGTGCGCACAGCATTGGATGCTAAGTTTGCCCCACGTGCTTTTACACTGAAAGAGACTGAGGACTATATGCGTTTGGAAGGATGGAAGGAAAGAGATGAGTGATGGACTTCTATACCTTTTTTGTATTCTTCTCCGTAATCGTAATGCCGGACGGAGAAATTAAATCATTTACTAAGCATGTAGTTGAATGTCCTACGTGGGAAGCTGTACTTGAAATGCATGTACCTAAAGTAGATAGCGGTGAAATAATAGACTGGGGTGCTACGTGCCTAGAGCCTAAACTTCCTCTTAAAATGCCACCCTCTGCTGATGCAGTACCTAGTACACCTCCTGTACCATTATCTAAACCTCAAGGGAACAAAGGACTAAGCACATAACATGGCTATACCTGAAAGAGTAAAAACTAAAATGAAAGAGGAAGGGCTTACTGGTGTCAATAAGCCTAAACGCACTCCTAACCACCCTAAGAAGTCACACTGCGTGATGGCGAAGGAAGGCGACACGTATAAGTTTATTCGCTTTGGACAGCAAGGCGTATCAGGTGCTGGGAAGAATCCCAAGTCTGCTAAAGACAAAGCACGTAAGAAGTCCTACTATGCACGTCATAATGCACAGGGCAAGCCGACCAGCAAGCTGTCAGCGAAGTACTGGTCACATAAAGTTAAATGGTAAACAGGAGAAACTAAGATGGCAGTGCCACTACTATTTATTCTGGGGGGAACACTTCTACGTGCAGCAGGCCCAGCAATAGCCAAGCAACTCGTTAAGATGGGTGCTAGGAAAGCAACAGGTAAGGCGGCACAAGGTGCTGCTAAAACAGTGAACAGTAATAACATTGGGGTCATTAAAACTATTTCACGCCCAAAGAGTGGGGGTGCGGCCCCGAAACCGACACCGAAGACTAGCGGGAGTGGGTCAGCTAAAAAACCTACAACAAATAAGAAACCTGCATCTTCATCAGGTACTGGTAGCGGTAGTGCTGCAAAGCCATCTGGTTCAGGTCGTAATGCGGGTGGGCGTAAGAAGCCACCAGCAAAGAAGAAAGCACCAGAACTTAAAGCAGACCCTTCAATGCGTCTAAGTGGTGCTAAACCTAAACCTAAACCATCTGGTCGTAATACTGCCCGTAGCAATAAGAAGCCCGTGACAGGTGATAAAGCACAGCGTGGATTGATTGTAGCGGCTACAGCACTGCCCATGTTCATGGACACTACGCCTACAGGGAATGCTAAAGCTAAAGATAAGCCAGTTGATAAATCAAATCGCGCTACATCAAAAGGTGGACGTGGTTTTGGTGAAGGCACATATAAGAAAAGTGGTGAATCATTTGGCGCGGCATTTAAGAAAGCCTATGGTAAGGGTGTAGGGACTAAGTTTACACACAAGGGTAAAAGCTACACTGCAGTTAAAGACACTGACTTGAAAAAGGCTGGGGTTAAAACCTTGCGTGAGTATCTGAATAAGAAAAAGAAGAAGGGTTAGTAGTATGGGCATGTTAAGCATAATCTTCGGTGAGAAGGAAAAGCCTACACTTAGTCAGGTACGTAAAGACGTAATGAAATTTGCTCGTGAAAATGATTTGGGGGAAATGGAAGCAGGTAAAATGCTTCGCAGTCAACTCAAGAAGTACGACATTCCGTACCCCAAAGGTATGGCTACAGACGCAGAGTTTAAGAAACAACTTCAAGACCCCGGTGATAAGCCAGCTAAGACACAGAAAAAAGCTAGGGGTGGTATGGCTAAAAAGAAAGTACAGATGATGCGAGGCGGCATGGCTAATGGTAAAGTCCATATGTACGCTGCAGGTGGTTCAGTCAATGACGGTCTGAAAGCACTAGCTAAAGTACGGCCTGACGTTGTAGCGAAAATGATGAAGAAGTAGTATGGCTGTTACAGGCAGAAATAAACCCAAGCGTAACTACAAGAGTGAGTACGCAAATTACCACAGTAAGCCTGTACAGAAGACTAATCGTGCAGGGCGTAATGCGGCACGTGCTATAGCGAAGAAGAATGGTGCTAAAGTAGCAGGTAAAGATGTTGCCCACCGTAATGGTAATCCACGTGATAACCGACCTAAGAACTTAACTGTTAAGACACCAGCACAGAATAGGTCATACGCTAGAACTAAAACGGCACGTAAACGTAATCCAAATGCATAAAATAGAAGCTGACATACGAAAGTGGTCACATGAATTTCTTGAAGTACCTAATGAGAAACTTAATGGACTACCACCGTGTCCCTACGCAAAGCAAGCGTGGCTGGACAACAAGGTTGTATTCAGCATAAACACAGGGGTAGATGGACTAGCTAAAGAAGTAGCAGACTTTGAGTCTCACGATTATGATATAGTTGTATGGGCTAGTCAGTATCTACCCGACATGGAATACCTAGACGGATGGTGTGATGGCGTAAATGAAGCCATGTCCATTGCAGGTAAAGATATGCACCTTATGGTGTTCCATCCAGACTACGATGCTGAAGAGGCAGGTCTGGACTTTTTAGTTGCAGAAGATAGTGTAGTAGATAAAAGCCTAGTCTACTGCATGGTATTTGTACAAAGGCTATCACCCCTAGACGATGCTGCACTAAGTTTGGAGAAGTCTGGGTATTATAAACATTTCCCTGTGGATGTGTTTCAATCATTAGTTATAGACAGACGGAGATTACGAAATGAAGGGCAAAACTAAAGTAGCTAAGAAAATGATGCGAGGCGGTGTAGCAGCCAAAAAGATGCGCGGCGGTGGCATGGCTAAGATGGCATCAAAGAAAATGATGCGTGGCGGTGTAGCTGCTAAGAAGAAAATGATGCGTGGCGGGATGGCTAAAAAGAAATGAGGAAGCAAGTAGTGTATTACTTTGCAATGGCCTTGCTTAATACTGGCAAGCCTTTTACTCGTATTGGCAACTGGTTCTGGAAAAAGCATAGAGATGTGCTAGACTGGAATCAGTAATGCCTGTACTCGCAACTGGCTCAAAGTTTCGTACTGAAGTAGTGTCGTTGTCTACAACGAACAAAACTAATGTATACACTGTACCTGCAAACTTCTCTTCTCATTTAGAAAACTTGTTTGTGAGTAACAACCATACAGGTAACGTGACTTTGAGTCTGCATTTATTTCATGCTGATGATAACACGGAGTATGACTTACTTACTGCTCATAATATTACGGGTGGTTCCTACGAATCTATATTCACAGTGGATAGACCTCTGTACTTACACGCAGGTGATATTATTAAATGCACTGCAGGTACAGCAAGTAAGCTAGTTGTTACCACAGCTTGTGAAGAATTTTTTGACCCAGCCCGATAGGAGATAGGAGATGGTACGTGTCCCTAAAAAACCAGCCGTTAAAAAGAAAACCACACAAGTTAGAGCGAAAAAGAAACCGACTGGAAAGGTTAGCCTTTCGCAAGGGGGTGCGCCTAAAAGCAAGTCAAGAGTTAATGAAGCTGGCAACTATACTAAGCCCGGAATGAGAAAGCAACAGTTTAATCGTATCAAGGCTGGTGGCAAAGGCGGTAATCCGGGTCAGTGGTCTGCACGTAAGGCGCAGATGTTAGCCAAAGCATACAAGTCTGCTGGTGGTGGTTATAAATCTTAGCTACTTAATGTTTTGTGTAGTGATTGCTACACCAGACAACATGCAGGTTAAACTATATGGCGAAAAAGAATGGCTTTCTAAATGCCATGTAGCTGTAACAGAACACGGCTTTGACAATCCTAAAGACCGTTGTTTCTGTGTAAAGATGGATGATAAGGATACTTAATGCCACCACGTAATCATAAAGACTGGACTAAAGAACCTAAAGTAGAACACATAAGTTCACTCATC